CTAAATATTAAAAAGTAGTTAAAAAACATCTTAACTACATTATACGAGGAGATGAAAGAGTGAAATTTTCTATTAAATTAGGAAAAATAAAAATAACCTTGCATTTTCAAATTTTAAGAAAACACAAGGTAAAAAAAACTTTTAGAAGATGGAGCTAAAGCTCCTCTTCATCAAATATTTTAACACAAGAAAATTTCACTTGTCAATGATGGAAAAATTTGATAAAAAAGAATATAATGTCAATTATCGAAAACAACAACTTAAAAGAAAGGTAAAAGCACAATTTAACACAGATTTGTTCTACAATGAAAAAGTAGAACTGGACAAATTACTGAGTGATCTAGGGATGACTAAAAGAGAATTTATACTTGAAGCAAAGGATGAATTAGAGAGAAAAAGAGATACAATGAAAAAATATTTAGTTATTAAAAATACACAAGGTTTTGAAAAAAGAGGAAACTGGATTTTTTCTGGAGATATGATTTTTTCAAAAGAAGAAAAGATTTTTAGAAATTTAAAAGATGCTGAAGATTATTATAATAGTATTGAATTAGAAGATAAAATTCAAGATAATAATAGATACTCAGATTACAAAGAACTTTATGAATACTATTTAAAAGATTTCTCTGATGAAGAAATTGAAAATAGTGATTATGATATTGATAAAATGAAATTATTAAAAGATGATTATTCATTTATTCAATAATTGAAATGTTGACAAAGAAAGAAGGAATAAATATGAAAAATAAAGTAGAATATGAAATAGAAAATATTTATATGAAATTTGATAGTTTAGATGAAGCTAAGATGTATCTTAGAAAGACATTAGATGATGAGTCTAATTATAACTACAAGGTTAATAAAGATAATGAATATTGTATTTTAAAAAATACATATAATGATTTAGAAGAAGATTCAGAGATTATAAGATGTGATAGCTTATCTAGCGTTATAAGTGTTGCAAAATATTATGATATGAGCTACGAAGAAAAAGAAGATTTCTTTGAATCAATAAAAGATGAATGTAATTATAATATTTAGTAAAAATGATATTGCAAAAATACAATTTTTAGAGAAAGAAAAAAGAGTGATTAAATCACTCTTTTATAATATAACTCGTCACATCAAAGATTAATACCATTTAATCATAGAGAATCAAAATGTGACACTATATCGCTTTATCAATGCGAATCAAGCACATTTACAAAAGCAACTTAATTGTATCATTCATTAATCCGAATGTCAAATGGGATTGTAACAAAAAAAGAACTCAGGTTACTCTATTAGTAACCTGAGTTCTCTTAATTATTACTTACTTCATATAGATTTTTACTAAATATCCATACATTTCTACCATCTATGTTTATTTTAGCAGAATTAGATTTAGTATCTATATCTAATACTGTATATATTTCATCATTTTTTACCAAACTTCCTATACCTAATAATTGGTCATTGGTTTGATTTCCATTCTTATCAACCTCTACAAAAGGTCTGCTAGGTAACCAATGGTAGTTTGCTATTATTCTACCTGTCAACTGATTGCTGCCAAACAAATTATGTGGAATATCTAAACAGTTCACTGTGAATATTCCATTAAACTTAACTTTAGAACCAACAGTCAGTATTTGATCTGTTTCTTTTTTAGTTTCTTGATGACTTATTAGTTGCTTGGGAATAAAGGCTCCTATAATACCATCATAACGCATATTACTGATTGTAACATACGGTTTCGGTGCATTCTGCTGTAAACACTTAAATGTGCCATTTCCGTTGTCCTCTAAAAAGAAACCAACATGTGAACTTGGAGCCACTTTACAATTGCCCCAAACAACAACAGTTCCAAAGATCATATTTTCAACAGTTGTTTCTGTATAATAATCTAATATACCGTTATTAACCTTATTTTGAGCTATAGAGCGTGCATAACCACTAGGTTTGCAATTGATATATATGCCATTGTTATATAATTTATTGAAGTAATTAAATAAATCCACACATTGACATCCATACTTTCCATCAACATCTATTGCTTTTCCCAAAGTTTTATTAACAAAATCTTGAAAGCTCATTAATCTTCCTCACTTTCTTCTTCAATTTTTTTCATTTCATTTGCAGTAACTTCTTTTTCAATTATTGCCTCAACAGGCGTTACTATTTCTTTTTCCATTATATTTCCTCCTAAAAAACGCACAAAAAATCCGATTTACTGTGCATTTTATTAACATAAACCGGACTTTTTATACTTTATTGTACATTATCGTCATCATTTAATTTTTCCTTTATCTTCTCTGGCATTTCTATGCCTAATTTCTTACAATTTTCAGCTATACTAACTAATTCCATGTACACAATGTATAGACTGATAAATTGACCAATAAATTTAATGTTAAAGGCTAATCCTAATACTATACCTACAACTATGTAAATAATTTCTGCTAGTTTTTTGCCTATTCCATCTCTCATTTTAGAGGATTTAATTTTTTTATTCTTCCAAGCTTGGTAATAGCCTGTAATAATATCTGCTACCATCAAGAATAATGGTAATACTATTTCCCAATATTCATGTGAAAACTGTAAATTTGTAATTATTTCCATTTCTTTTTTCCCTTCATTCATTGTAACCTAAAATCATAATAGGAATGCAAACCGTATCACCATCTGTACCTGAATTAGTAGCAATTTCAAAAGTTGTATCATTAATATATGTAATGATTCTTTCCCTTACTCTAGCCTCTCCACTACCGATAGAATAAATCATAGAAATTCTCGTGCCATTTCCCTTTGGAATTCTCCCAGTTGACAGTCTTTCAAGGCTGCTACTGCTTGTGCTACCTCTATAGATAATTTCATAGTATTTATAGTTAGCATTGTTTAAATTAATTCTTATAGCACTTGATATAGCTTCTGACGGATTAGCATTTTCCCATAATTTTTTTGCTTTAACGCTGTTGATTCTTTGATTAATATTTTCTAATAGTTTTTCATTAATTTTCATATTTTATAGTCAATACTAGACTTTATCTCTATTTCCATTTACCAACTGCAATATATTTAACAAATTCTCCTCCAAAAGCTTCAAAGGATTGACCTAGTCTTGCATACATGCAAGCTACCGCCACCCCTGTTTTTTCTAAGTTTTTTGCTACTGCAACCTTGACAAAAGTATCATCACTAGTTACACACGTTAAAGTTAAACTAGGAATACTTATGAAGGCTTTTGGAAAATTTAAGCTTACGTAGGAATTATTTTGTGTAGTAATTGATCCATAGCAAATCATAGTTCCATCAAAAAATTTAATGTAACCATCTCCACTATCAATAATACCATCTATTCTTTTATTTATTTTTTTCATTAATATAGAATTTATTTGCATTTTTTAAGGTAAATTTAGTATCTATTTATGCTCTATCCGTTGTTTTTGTGTATTCTAAAACAATGTTGTTAATTTTGAACTCATTTGAGTTAATGAGTTTTCTTAAATCTCTTGTTAAAATTTGATTAAGCATAAATACACTAGGTTATGATACTAAATAGTACCAGTCACCTCTTTTCTTAAAAATAAAGAAGGCTCTAGTATTAAACTTGAACCTCCTTTCTTGTAAAATAATCGTATGTATGTATGTATGTATGTATGTATGTATGTATGTATGTATAAGTGTAAAATGATGCCAAGCTTTCGTCAACATTTTTTTCATTTTTTCCTCCTATTCTTCATCATTAACAATTATCGGAACTATGGTCCACTTTGATGCATCCCAATTTCCAGTTACGTTATCCTCATTACATTCATAAATAACATGATTATAAACAACTAAATCCCCCTTGGAATATGTAGCTGTTGAACTGTATGTATCCAAGTTTATTCCTAATGCAGTTCTAAGATTAGATATATCTGATATCAATTTACCCGCCGCATCTCCATCTAGTATATTTTGCATCTGACTAAATAAAGAATTAAAGATAGCATCATACTGAGCAAATATTTCAGTAGTATCTAATTGCTGCACAGCTGATACAACTTGACCACAATCACTGGTATTAAACCTACAGTCTTCAATCATAGAATTTGTTATTTTATCTATCGATTTATTGATTGTAATATTACACAACCTTAATTCATAAATATTTGAATTTCTTGTTAAATCTACCGCTGTTGGATTGCTTGCATAACTACCTTCAAGTACATCTGAAATAATATTTAAGTTTCCTTTTGAATATCTTAAAACAATGCTGTCAATTCTAGATTGATTATTGTCTGCTAAACTTATATTTATTATCTTGTCAGATGGATTATAAAACCAGAAACCATTTATAAAAGCACTACCAGCTTTTAAAGTTACTGTCATATTATCATTTGCTATAACCTTTAATTCATTATTAAATACTCCATTTGATAGCATTTTGCTTAGAAAATTTGCTATCAATTCATATTTATACTTTCTATTTCCATTCACTGATGGAAAAAATCCTGATTCTTCCATATATCTTCCTCCTATTCTAAAGAAACAGTCTCCGCTAATGGTGTACCAAAAGTTGGCTTAATTTCCCTCTTACCGTTTTCAATTATTTCTTCCACTTCTGTAATTCTAACTGATTCAAGAATATTCCAATTTTCATCTTGAATATCAACTATATCACCTAAATCCCATTTATTTCTGTAATCAACAGAATTAGCTGTTATTTCAATACTCCTCTGTTCAGAAAGAATTTTGCTTAAACCTAAAGTTTTTAAGTTTTCTTTATAAGCAGAGTCAGTTAGATTTCCTTTATTTTCACTCTTGGCATCAAGAAATGATTCAAATAAATCAAATCCACTATAATCCCCTTCACTAACTTCTACTAAGATTCTTTCTTCTCCTTCACCACTACCACCAACTAAAACACTATTACAATTTCCTATCAGAGTATCTGTAAGCTCTAATTTCTCTGAATTATGATTCTGAGTTGAAAAACAATACTTTTCATTAATCTTCTGGTTGTGTGTTCTATCAATTCCAGCATAATTTTCAAATCTAAATACTTTATTTTCGATATTAGGAACGATTCTTGAACCTATATTTGATAATTTTGAGAACTTACACTGCATCTCATAAACATTCTTATATGTACATTGAAATTGTATATCTTTTGTTTGAATTGTAGTTTCTTCAATTTCAAACTTATTTGTTAGAGGAGTCATTTCTCTTAATAATGTTTTTTCAGCATCTAGAATATTTCCCTTATAATTAATTGTTTTTTTCACAATTCTTCTTTTTGTCAAATACAACAAAAAAGAACCTGAACAAGTAAGTTCTACATTTTTACCATCATCAGAAAAAGATACTGTATCAATTATTGCTGCTTCGGAATAATCTTGACGTATAATAATCCTATCTTTTTTGCCTAATAAATCGATATTATTTTTGTATGGAGCCACTACAAGTTCAAACTCGCCGGCTTCGTAATACTTTCTTCGCCATCTAAGTGAAATAAAACTATCAATAACACCTTTAAAATTTAAATCCTTATCAAAAATATACAGTACTTCTCCTTCGGCGTAAGATACCTCACGAGATGTCTGAGCATACGCTATAGGTATAGTTCCAGTTGAATACCTACCAGCTGATACAATATATAAATTATCATTGAAGACTAAACCATAAATAGTAGTACTTTTAAAAGGATCATTCTCTTCAACCCAATTTATTGCATCAGTTGATGAGATAATTGTTCCATTATACCCAACAGCTAAATACATACCATTTGCATATCGTGATTTGCATAAATAAGATTTTACATTTGAGTTCTGCTTATTCCAATTCATGCCATCAGTTGAAGTCAAAATCACACCATCTGCACCAACAATAAAAAACAAGTTTTTTCCTATTGAAATACTATTTAGACTTGTATTTATTCCAGAATCAATAAATTTCCAATCTTCTAGATTATTGGAACTTATTATTAATCCGAAATCACCAACAATGATATATTTACCATTAGAATAGATAATATCTCTAGCAAAATTAACTTCCATATAATCATAGGTACTAAACTTAAATATATGAGTTTTAATATCACTTCCATCCTTTGTTTCAAAAATTTTATAAGTAACTTCATAACGTACTGGACTCTCATCAATATACTGACTTATATAACTCAATAGCAAAATAAATCTATTATTAACAAACTTAGTAGTTGAAATAGTATAATTTTCATCAATAGCTTTGTAACGCCAATTTATTCCATCAGTTGAAATTGCAATATATGCATTAGTATTACCTGTGACGAATTCACCAGATGCAATAAATGTATTATTGCCATAAGCTAAGTTTTCAAGGGTAAATTTAGTATCATCTAGCTTTATGTCTATCCAATTTTTCAAATCATTACTATGTGCAACACCATTTGGTTTTTTGTGAGCTAAATAATATTTTCCATTTGCAAAAATTATATCTCTCCCATAACCAGTTACTTTAGTATTAATAGCTTTCCATTTCATTATATAGCCTCATAAGACAGAGAGTACTTAATTTCTGTAGTTAAATTTTCTATTCCAGAATCTGCCAATATTTTAAAATTATTTAGACCAGATTTAATTTGCAAAAATTTTGTACCATAAGCTAAATAGTTGTTTATATTAGTTTGAACTCCATCCCTTTCCAAAATAATATTTTTATTATTCAGACCAGTTGTAATAGTAATTACATCACCTATTTCTAACTCATAGTCTAACGTTAATAATTCCTGAGTATTTATATTCTTGACAGTAGGATTTACTACCTTACCTGATGCAGTAAAAATTATTTTTAAACCGGTTTCTATTTTTGTAGGATTATCAATAGTTGCTACTACATTATCATTCTTATTTCCGAATTCTAAACCATCTTCTGGTATTTCTAGTGGAAACTCTATTCCACCATCCCAAGATGCTAAAGACACATTATGCTCTTCTACTTCTTCAAATAATGGATTAAATGCCATTAATGAAATTGTAAATCTTCTAATCGGACCTGCTTCTATAATATCTACTTTTTCTACTCTACATTTGATTTTAGCTGAAAAATCATTCTCATAATAATACAAGATACCCTCATCATTATCAGGAAACACATTGTATAGGTATTGTCTTCTAGAAATAAAGTTATCTTTAAAAACTCCAGTTATTGTTATATTTCTTTTGTTTATACTTCTACCTATGTATAATTCACCTATACCAAAAGCCGAACTAACTCCATATAGCTCAGATGATTTTTCATGGATTCCATCATATTCCTCCAAAAAGTAAGGAAATTGATTAGTTATAGTTATCTTATTGCCATATGAGTTTTCAAAAACTAATTTTTCCATATAATCATCCTCTCTTTAATTGTAATATTAATTTTCTAAGCTCGGCTCTGCTTTGCCTTGCGACTTCTGCTGGACCAATATATTTACTGTAATTATTTATATTAATGGTAGGATTAAAATCAATATTCTTATCACTTGAATTGTTATCTATTGAGTTAATTTCATTGTTTTTTGAATTTGAATTTAAAGGAACAACTTTAGTCTTGGAACCTTGCTGTAACAATAACTCTGGACCTGCTTCAGCTACAATAGCAGCACCATTTAATAATGTTCCACCTTTAGCCATATATGGAATTTTTCCTACTGTTTTAAGATTAAATCCCCACTTTTTACCACCGATAGCAGGAACCCAATCTGGAACATCAAATTTAATTTTATTTAATCCCTTTATTAAAAAGTTAATTCCATCAAGCACAATATTAAGCATCCCAATAATACCATTTAACGGTGCTTTAGCCAGTGCTAATAATTGATTGAAGATACCACCAAAAATATTTTTGATACCCTCCCACGCAAGACTCCAGTTACCAGTAAATATACCTGTTACAAAATCTATTATGCCATTGAAAATTTGACATAAGGCATTATAAAAGTTGGAAATATTGGCTACAAAACCATTAATAACATTACCAAGAATACCAAATGAATTTGTCCAATCAGTTGCAAATATTCCTTGTAAAAAATCATTAAACTGCATGAAAATATTTTTTATTCCATCCCAAATGCCAATGATTGCGTTTCTAAAACTTTCATTTGTATTCCATAAATAAACCAAACCAGCTACTAGTGCTGCAACAGCTGCTATTACTAAAACTATAGGATTAGCAGCCAAAAATGAAAGTGCGGTAGAAACACCGGTTATAGCTAATTTACCTATAGCTAGCACTCCATTCAAGCCTATTTGGGCAAGTTTTAAAGCATTTGTAGCAATTGTAACGGCACCTTTTTTTATCGCGTTTATTCCTAATATTAAATTTTCGTTGGTAAATAGATTAATTATTTTACTAAGACTACCAGCCATAGTTCCAAAAATAATTAATAATGGACCTATAGCTGCCACTAATAATCCAATAGTAATAATTATATTTTTCGTACTATCATCTAAACCCTCAAACCATTTTAATAATTTATCAACACCATTCATTAAAGTTTCTAAATATGGTAAGAAATTGGTTACTATTTTTTCACCTACAGAAGCTAAAGACGTTTCAAATTCTCTTTTTATAGTTTCAATCTTAGCTTTTGTACCACCATATATAGCATCATTAGTTTCCTTTGCAGCATTTGCAGTATCATCATATATACTGTTTACATCATTTAAAGATGTGATTATTTTCATAGCATTATCTTCACCAAGGGCACTCCATACCGTTGATGCTAAAGACAAAGCTTCCTGTTGATTTTGCATATTTTCAAGGTCGCCTATTACAGAATAAAATACATCTTTAGATGTAGCTTTACCTTTTTTCCATTCATTAAAAAGTTTACGAGTATCTTTTGAAAAAGAAGATAAATTTTCTTCTATTCTTCCATCAGACAAACTAATGGTAAACTCTTTTACAAAATCATTAACTTTGTCAAGATTATAAGCTCCATTGGCGAGACCATTATCTAGAATAGCAAACATTTCTTTTGCAGAAAAGCCAGCCTGTCCCCAAATTTGAGTGTACTCTGCTAAGTTATCACCAAGTTCACCTGTTTTATTCAAACCACTTATTGCCCCAACAGTGATTAAATCAAAAGATTCTTGAGCTGTTAAGCCCATATTTGTCATTAATCCACTAACGCCACGAAGTGTTTCACTAAAGTCCATGTCAAAAGTGTCTTGTAACATATAAGCATTTTCGGTTATATATTTTAAATCTGTATCTGAAATATCTCCTAAGTTTTGCCTAACCAGAGACATTTTATCGGCTATATCCGCATAATCTTCACCATAATTCTCATCATGAATTTCTTTTAAGACATTTTTAAATCTTTCTGTTTCTTGAACAGTTGCACCAGTAGATGCCATATACTTGTTAAGAGCTGTTTCTAAGCTCATAGCTGAATTAGCTGCTGCTACGTCAATGCCGACGATTCCAGCACTTAAAACTGATGCTTTCTTACCAACATCAGTAACCTTATTTGCTGTTTCTTCAAGTTTCTTGGCATAATCTTTTAAATTAGCAGTACCAAGATTTATTTCTTTGGAAACATTTTGTATTTGTACTTGATATCTATTTAATTGACTCTCTGCTGCTTTTAAAGCTGTTCTTTTTTTCGTAATAGCTAGTTCATCAGCATTTTCAGCAGACTCCATTTGCTTAAGTTCTTCAGATAGTATTGTTACTTTATTTTTTTGAGCATCATAAGCGGAATTTAAATAAACTAACTTATCAGCTAATTTTTGACTAGTTTTTGTATTCTCATCATATTGTGATTGTACTAATTGAAAATCTTGATAATTTTCTTTTAACGAAGCACTAACTGATTTTAAAGATTTGACAAAATCTGTACTACCATCTGCATTAAAGACCAAACCTACTCTCTTTACATCACTTGCCATATTTTTTTCTCTCCATTTTTACAAACATATCTACCATTTGATAAAATTCAATGGGATTAAGTTTCATCATCTCATCTATCGATAAACCAATAGTTAAGGCTGTATACTTAATAGATGCCCAATTTATCTTTTCTTCTTCTTTTTCTGTGGTATAAATTTCTGGTCTTTTTTTTTAAAATTTTCTTGATTTTCAAAGTTTTCTTTAAAAAAATCATTTATTAGTGATAAGTCATTAACATTTACTAGTCTAATTGCTTCTTGATAGCCTAATTTTTTATCATAATTAGCCCTAACAGCACTGTAAATAAATAAGCTTTGTACTTTTAATAGATTTTTTTTAGCCTGCATATCAGCTTTTAGCTTTTTTAATCCACCCTCGTAGTCTTCTAAATATTGCATAATTAAAAAACTCCATTGAAGTTCAATCTTATCACCGTTCTTTAGTGTTAATATTCTCATTGTTTCACCTCCAAAATAAAAAAAAAGAAAGCCAATTTTTTAATTAGCCTTCTTATCATTAAGCACCAGCAGTTGCAGCAGTCAAATCAGCATCGGTCACAATTGGCTTAGCAAAGAACTTTTCTTCAGTAAGTCCAGCAGGAAAACTAGTCATTTCATTGTCTACATAGTTTTTGATATCTCCAGCTTCGTTAAAAGGATAAGCTCTAATTGTAACTGTATCATTTTGCTCAGAAAATGATTCATCAGATGTTTCAATATCATCCGTATTCTCAATAAGTTGACATTTAGGAAACCAATCATATCTAATTCCGCCACCAACTTTTTTCACCACTTTTCCATAAGCAAAATACGGTCTTTCTTTTGTTCCACCAGAACTAGCAAGACCTGATTTAGATATTTCCTCACCACGCATTTTAGCCAAATCTTCAACTGGGAAAGCTACTACTTCAACAGCTAAATCAATGCTAGAAACACTATTAAAGTTAGCATAGTCCTTGCCTGATGCTCTTACTTGAGTATTGTCACCGTTTTCAGTTGTACCTATTTTCTTAACAACTTCTGTTTTTATTGTTTCCTCATAAGTAGAATAATCTATATTTCCATCCTTATCAGGTGTGTTAAAAGCATAATATTGTGCACCGACTGTTTCTTTCATCATCGGTTTTTTTGTTTTAATTGCCATAAAAAAATCCTCCTATTTATAAATTTCTTTTGTCATTTTCTCATAATATTTTTCTTTATTTTTTTCAAACAAAGGGACTAAATGCGGTTCCTTTGGTGTTAATTTAGTACCATCTTCAACCATTCTTCCATAATATTTTCCCCAACAAACTTCTATTTCGTTTTTAACTATTTCATATGAAAAGGTGTCAACTAGATGCGTATAATCACTAGCTGAAATTTTAGAGTAAGGCTTTGTTAATTTTAGCAAATCATTAACAAATTCTTTCGCACCAACTTCTAAAATTTTTATTGGTGTTTCAACATTCTTAATTATATCCTGTAGTTCATTAAAAAGTGAGTCAAACACACTAGAATTTTCAATATACATTTTCTAAGACCTCAATAGAAAAATAAGAATGAAATTCTCTCTTATCTTTTATGTATTCATGGGAAATTTTAGGATGAATGTTGCTACCATTCAATAATTTTTTTAATTTTATCAATTTCGGATCCCTTGGTTGTAATGATCTAAATGAGATCTGATAGTTTACTAAACCAGTATAGTTATTTCCAGAAGCCAATATGTCTTCCCATAAATATTCAAAAAAAACAATTCTAGGATAGGAATCATTTTGTTCCATAAACTGAATTCCTTCATTAAATACTATATCTAGCTTTTCAAATAAAGATATCAACTCATTCTTTTTCATTTTTCACCTCCAAAATACTCGGTGAAGGATATTCTTGCAAAGTAATGTCACTTTGTAAATAACCTTCGCTATTTTTAAAATGATAAATATTAAATACCTGATAGTATTTATCATTAATTTTTAATACATTCTCGGATGTTATACTCCTATCTTGTGATATTCTGATTTTATATTTAATCTTTCTTTTCCTATTTTCATTCTCAAAAATAACATCATCACTAAGTGATAATTCTTGATAATAAAAAGGATTAGAATCTAACAATTCTATCCTTTCGTAGGGGAATACACTATTATCTTGCTTTATCTTGTAAAGATAAAAAGAACCGTCATTATAATTCGGAATCGTTGTTATATTTAATTTGAAGTGCGACATAATCACTCATATATAACTCTTTAAATTCTGCAAGTCTTTTATAATTTGCATATAAAACATAGTTTTTTAATAAAACTCTAGCATCCATGTCTTCATCAAAATTTATTGATACTCCTACAGAATTGTTGATATTATATATTCCTTCCTTTACATACCTTTCAAAGTTTTCATTTGGTATATTAGGATTAATTAATTGTTCTTTTCGTATTTCACTTACAAGATCAACAATCAATTTATTATCAAAATTCACTATTTATCTCTATTCTTCTTTGCTGTTTTTATTGTTGCATCCCCGTTATTTAACTCTTCTGTTTTATTTTTAGATAGTTCATCCATTTTAGAATTTATTTCTTCTAAAATTGCATCTCTTAAATCAACTTTTTCTATTTCGGCATACTCAATAAGTTGATTTATATTTAATTCAACTAATGAATCTATTTCCTTAATCAAAATTTTCTTTTGTTTGTTTTTACTGCTTGATAATTCGTTTATTCTATCTTTATTTATGTCCTTTTTTTCAAAAGGGTACAAACTGCCCTTTTTATAATCATGATTATTATCTTGTAAATCAGTAAAATTTTCTACAACTACATACATTTTTGTTCCTCCTTAATAAAAGGTAAGAGGCTATTAAGCCCCTGCACCCGAATTAACTGTTTGAGTTGCTGGTAATGATTCTACTGTAGTAATAGCCTTGAACTCTGGAACGAATTCTTCTAATTTAGTTACATCAAATACGTAAGCAACATTATCAGCTACTGCACGGCCGTTTGCATAAACTTTACCAACGATTAAATCAGCATCATCTGCTGCTAAAGTTTCCTTGTATTCAGTAATCTGCATACCATTCATTCCCATAGTGTATTTACCCTCAAGAGTTAAAGCAGCTTTACCTTTAGGATTTTCAGTACAAGGGATTACTTCTAAATTTTTGAAAGAACTAACTAAATTGCCTAATTTGTCATAAATCGATGGAGCTACATAATTAGCTTCATCTTCTGGATTACAAACTAAGTATAATTTGTTAATAGTTCTTCTTCCTTTATTTGTTAAATAAACTTTTGCTTTAGCTAAACCTTTTGGACTAAAATTAGTTAAATCTACAGCAACATCTTTATCTTTGTGAGTACCATCTTCGTTTGATTTATCAATTTGCTTGTAAATACCGATTGGCTGGTCTTTTCCAGTTCCACAAAGATAACCATAAGCTAATCCTTCTTTTAAAACCTCACTTAAGATTGCCATGAAATATTTATCAATAAATTGATAAGATAGTTCTCTGATTGCTTTTGGAATAACAAGGAAAGCATCTAATTTACCTAAATCAGTAGCTAAGCCTTTAATACCTGTGGATAATTCTCCTTTTAGTTTTTCTGTTAATCCTTCCCAAGAATAACTACCTGTTCTTTCAGCCACAATCCATCTTTTTACATCTGCTGGAGCAAATGTTATAAGTTTAAGAATTGGCTCATCTGCTTTTACATTTTCTAATGTTAAATCAATGATTGAAGTAGGAATTAAATCGATTTGAGCACCAGTAATAGCTTGTTTAATATCCTTAAAATTTTCATAGAATTTTTCTTCGGTTCTACTAAGAGTTCTTAATCCTAATTTACTTGCATATTCAACATCAGAGCTAGCTTTTGTTGCTTGTTCTTTAATTTCATTAATTAAATCTTTATGTTGCTCTGTAGCAAACATTTCTACAACTTCAGCTAGAGTTGAAGCTTTGTCTTCACTTTCATTTAACATAGTGATTGCTTTTTGTTTTAATTCTTCATTTTTATTATCATTTAATACCATAATATTACCTTCTTTCTATTTTTTTGTATTAAAAAAAGATTCCCATGAACCTTTTTCTACCTTTGTTTCAATTTGATTATTTTTAATCTGCTCTTTTAATTCTGCATTTTGCTTAACAAGATTTCTAATATAAGAATTAATATCTTTTACTGATTGATGAATATTATCATTTCTTTGAATAGATGTAGCAAAGCCTTTAGAGAAAGCCATTTGATAATCCATCCAAGTTTCGTTATCCATCATTTCTTTTACTTCTTCTTCACTAAGTCCTGTTTTATTAACATAAATATTAACGCTAGGCTTAGTAATCATATCTAAGTCCTCAGCTGCTTTTCTAAGCTGATTAGGATCTCCAGAAACTTCAGTCCAAGCATTGTGAATCATCAATAAACCACTCTCAGGAATTATTCTTTCTTCTCCAGCCATGAAAATAACACTTGCAGCACTACAAGCAAATCCATCAACTTGAGTTATTAGATGTCCTTTAAAATCGGATAAGAGACTATATATTGCTAATCCTTCAGAAACTTGTCCACCCATTGAATTAATTCTTACTCGCAAATTAGAAGTATCAACTTCATTTAAAGCATCCTTAAAATTATAAGCATCCACTCTCGTTTCGTCATCAATTCCCAACCAATTTTCTATTAGTGATGGTTTTCTAATGTCACCATAAATGTACAAATCAGTTAGAGACTCATCTATTTTCACAAATTGAAAATATTTATCATTCGTTTCCATCGCCATCACCTCCTTCCAGTGCAACCTCTGCATTTTGATAATTTTTAGTTATGTAATGTTCATCAGCCCACTCTTCGTCTATTCTAGGCAAGCCAATAAATTCATTAATTTCATTATGACTATAACCATTTGAAAACAATTTATCCATACTAGTGGAACTTTCCAAAATATCAAAATACTTCATGTTAAGTTTATTTATTTTAATTCTTTCACCTTTTAAATATTTTTCTTTTCCAATAATTTTTGCGTTTAAGCCATCTTCAATTATTTGTAAATGAGGAAGAATTCCGAACGTTATAAAATCGTTAGTAGAAGTAGATTTATCAGTCTTATTACCATAAAAGATATCAAGTGGTATATTATAAGTCATCGCCACTTTATCCGACCATTTCTTTTCTAACTTTGACCATTCATCAGAACTAGCTACTTGACCAAAATCTATTTTTTCAAGTCCAAAAGTTTCGGATAAGAGAATTACTGCGTCTTCTTCATCAAATAAGCCCCTTGTAATTTTGTTTTTGTACTCCTCATAAGAAATTTCTTTCTTAGTCGTTGGATCTCTTAAAGTCGGCTGACCACCTGGTTTTTTTAGCCTAAATTTGTGAAGATTAGTCATTGAATAATGATTTCTTGCTACATTAATTAAGTTTCCTAAATCTTTATAATAATCATCCAAAGTTTCTTTAATTTTAGAACATTTTAAATCTAAATAAATAACCTCATCAGATGAAAATCTCTTTTTAAGAATTATTGAATTGCCTTTACTATCACTAATTTGTACATTGTAAAATTCTTTAGGTAACAGTATTGAGTTAGTTACTAAAAAACTATCTGCTAAATATAAGGAACCATCCAAACAGACAATTAATGCTTCTTGCTCATCAAGATATTTTTTAATAACTTTATAAAAAAACGAAGTAGCTTCTTCATTGATGTTTGGTTGAACATTTAGCTTATAATACTCTTGACTATCTTCTAACTTTTCTACTTTGCCAAGATTATTCTTTCTATAAACTTGTATTTCTGATTTTGCTATAGTTTTTGCAATAATATCTATAGAATGCTCAATGGCATGCCTTTTAATGTTAAGCTGTTGCTGTTTTGCTGTTAATAAAGTTTCTATATATTCTTCCAATTCAGCTTTTGTTTTTTTTGCTGTAAAAAAACTAAATAAACCCATATTATCACCACCTTTAAACATAAACATATTCTACTATCTTTTCTAACAGTTCTTCACCACTCAAGGCACAAATCATAGCCATAAATGGGTCATTTTTTCTTAATTTAGGTTCAACCTTTTCAAAATACATATTTCCATCTTTTTTTGTTTTTAAGCACGTATTATTAATGGACCACCTCATAATTGCGCTATCACCTATGTTTAATTTACCATTTTCAAAAAGGCTTTCTAACTTAGGAGCAACTATTGCTGCGATGGATGCAGGATAACGTATCATTCTAATCAAACCATCTTTATTATCTTTTGTTTCAACTGATATACCACTAGTTTCAAATGTCTTTTTAATCAGCTGATAGCGATAATTATCAAGAATAATTTTTTTAATTTCATAATCATTAAAGTATTCTAATGCCCAATTAACTATTATTTTTTCATCAATCGTAGGAGTATCTACTACTATAAAGTCATCAAATCCAGTTTGACCTTGATTGTCAAAAGGAAATTTAATATCCTTGTAAAACTTATTAGAAGAGCATATAACTGTCTTTTGTCTCCAAACAAGTTCACCTTCATCGGTTTTAGTTAAGATACCGACACTAGCAAAATCTCTTAATGAAGCAAAGTCAATTCCAATAACTGCAGGCTGATAACCATCATATTCAGGTACTTTTCTTGGTATTTTCTCTTCAACATTTTCATACGAAGCCTTAAGAATATTATCCCAAGAGGTAACTACTAAATCATCCCTTTCGGTAGGTAAATTCATTCTCTTACTGAGAAATTCACTTCTCTTAGAAGGTCTTTCTTTCTGCTCAATCCAATCAATCATAATTGCATCTGCCAATTCTGGTAAAAATGGTAAAGATGGATTTGCTTGTTCCCAAAGTTTCGGATTATCTACAGACTTTAAATCGTTCATTTTACATAAAAAAGGAAAATAACGTAATTTGTTATCTCCCGTCTTCAAGACTTTACTACATACTTCTAATAGTTCATCTAGTGGACCACCGCGAACATCACCATTTGATGTAATAATAAAAATTCTACCATGCTTAACTTTACCTAATCCACCTTGATAAACTTTAATGTTTTTATCAGTTAAATATGCATGATATTCATTAAAGAGAATAGCTCCATCTTTCTTGCCATCTTTAGTAGCTGCATTAGAAGTATTAAATCTAAATCTTGACTTAGTGATTTTATTAACAAAATATTCTTTATTCCAATAAAAATATTTTTTCATCAGTTGCTCGTTATTTTTTAAAACATTGTAAGCAACATCATAACTATCATTTGCTTGGTCTTCCGAAGTAGCAACTATATCAACATTGTAATTTTCAACACCGTAATATTGTGTCGTAAAAAAATGCAAAAGTGGAACTATAAATCCATCTTTACCATTTCCACGACCTTCTAAAATCACAAACGTTCTAAAAACCGGAATATCATTCTTATACATGAATACGAAGGCATATAGAAACTTTTGAAATGGAAAGAGTTTGTAATACCAACGCTCCACAAACCTAAGACATTTGTAGTATTTATCTTTATCAAAAAAGATATCCTCCCTTTTTAACGTGGGTTTAACTATATTTTCAATTAATAGCTTTCTTTCTTCATTGAAAAGATGTTTATTATCCTCATAATACTTTAGATAATCATCAATTTCTTTACAGTAAATCATCTTCATCATCTCCAGTTATTAAATTGGATGATGAACTGTCTGAAGTTGGTGGTTTTAATAATGCTTGGTTAATTTCTAGGTCATTGACTATCTTTAACATTATCTGTTCCACTTTGATTAGGCTTGTTACAGATTCATTGGCTTTCTCCTGTTCTTTGCCATTTCCGTTAGTGAATTTGTATCTTATTCCTTGTTTTTGAATATCCTCTTTTAATCCTTCACGAATAGAGAGTAAGCAGAGATATTCATTAACTAAGTCATCATAAAATTTACCATATTTTGATAAATTTTCTAATTGATTAGTAATATCTTCTTTAATTAGAGCAAAATCATTCTCAGTAAGTTTTCTAATTGTTTTAGGGTATTTTTTTAATTTTACATTATTAGTACCCATTTTATCATACCTCCTACCCCTTCCATACGCACGCACGCGTGAGAGATTTCAACAGTCAGTAACCACACACCCGCTCGCCTTTAAATCTTAAATCTTTCAGGTTTTAACGGGGGGGATTGAAAGAAAAAGTTACCACTTTTCTTCAGTTAATAGCTTCTTTTTCTTTTTAAACTTAAACCTTGCACGGTCTTCTACTATCTCATGAGCTTCAAATGATAATGAGATACCATTGTCAACATCTAAACAAAGATCAGGTCTCTGCTTGATTGGAATCTTATGATGAGTTGTGTTAGCTCTCACGGGTTTAATCTTGTAAGGCTTGTGTATTCCATCGTCCCATTTTCCAGCGAAGAACTGGCACTCGTAATGGTCACGCTCTAATACCTTTTCTCGCCAGATATCATAATCTGTTGACTTATAAAAGGCATCAGTATTACCTTTAGCTATCTCAGATGGCCAATCAAACTGTTTTCTTCTTTTCCTTCTTGTTTTCATTTTACTCCCCAAAAAAAAGAGAGAATATTATTTCTCTCAACGTGAACTTTAATTGTAATAAATTCACTATACACATATTAACATATAAATATTCAATTGAAAATAGTGGTCATTTTCAGCCATTCTTCATTTTTGTCAATACCCTAACAGCTGATATAAATAATCATTTGGAAATATATATTTTTGTAATTCTTTAATTAATCTATATTTATTGCTAGCTATTGTAGTAGAAGCAATAGATTTCGTAGAACTAGACCTCTTATCAAATATTTCAGCTATTTGCTCATGTGTCTTGCCTTCAAAGTAATATAAAGTAATAATAGATATATATGGATCATTTTTAAATCTATCTAGAACCCTGTCTATAAATTTAATCACTACTTCAGTTTTATAAATATCCTTAGTTAAAGATTTAACTGTTTGCTCTAACAAATCCTCTGTTTCTTGCCTTGGACCGTTAGACTTTGAAAATGAAGTTATAGATTTTGATTTATTAGGTAATCCAAATTCTTTATACTCTTTTATTTGTTCTTTACGATCTTTAATTGACTCTTTTAATTTCGGATAATCATATAATATTCTCTCAGTATTTTTATACGTTGAGCAATTTTTTTTAATTATAGCTCTCTTTTCTAGTTCATCTATCACTACACTTACTATTTCTCTATTATTCATATTTTTATTCCTTTCCTTTTTATTCTCATTTACCTAAATAGAATTCTCTACATTCTTTATTTTTGAAAGATTCACTCGGTGACATAGTCTTACAATTATTAATCTTGTAAGTTCCCCAAGCATACCCAATTCCCATACCTATCATTAATATACCTACTATTCCTATTACATAAGTTAAAATATTATCAATCTTCATATTCCTTCACCAACTTCTAATTTCATTTTTATTACCTTCTAATCTTCTAAATAATCATTTTCTAAGTAAACGTAGTAAACTACAATACAAACACATATTGTTATATAAAATAACCAAAATATAAATCTTGCTATGTTAAAGTTATTATTTTTATTATCTACAAATTCAGTTATACCTTGAGTAGTTATCTTTAAACTAGCTCCGTATTTTAATTTTTTGTTTTTAGCTATTCCAAACACTGTACCTTTAAATGTTTTATCAACTACCATGTATGAGTAACGTTTGTCTCCTACTGAATGGAAAAAGCGTATCTCATCATATATGTAATTATCTTTTACTTTATTTATTTTATCTTCAGCAACAGAGTCTGTATCTAATTTCAGCTTATACTTCGGAAAATTACTAAAATCACTAAAATTAAACTCTAAACCACTATATTGTATTTTTGTAACATTGGTAGTCTGTGAATCTATTTCATCCCAAGTATAGTAGGTTACAGTATGACATCTTCTACTCTTACCACTACCACTACATTCAGTCCTGTAGTGTCTACTATATTCTTCTGTTATCTTTTCTATCGACATATAGTCTTTTTTTAACCATTTATCTGTTATTCCCATGTCTACACTAAATTGACCATAATTTATAATGTTTCCTACACTTGTTTCGATTGCATACTTAAACATTTCATCATTTTCGTTTATTTTTAGAGCCTTACTATATTTTTCTTTTGAAGATATTTGTATGTCCACAATTTTTGAATCAATAGTTAAACCTAAACATAGTAGTAAACATACTATTATAACGCTAACTAGTATTTCTCTCTTAGTAACTTCTACCATAATCTTAATCCCATAAGTTTTTAGGTGAATCACTTGATACTTTATAGTCTAAATAATTGTAATTAATCCTCTTGTAGCCCATTATTTCTGATATTATATTACTTGGAAATTTACGAATGTAGTTATTATAACTTTTAACTTGATTATTATAATTTTCTCTATAACTAGCAATTAAATTCTCTGTAGTTGCCATCTCAGTCATAACTTGCTTATAATTATCATTTGATTTCAACTCTGGATACTTTTCAACTACTGCCTTTAGAATTACTTTAGCTTCTTCTATGTCTCCACTTTCAACTTTAGAACGAGCACTGGTTACAGCTTCTAATATGTCACTTTCATAATTGTTATAAGATTTAACTGTATCAACCAGATTATTTATTAAATCAACTCTTCTTTTTTCTTGAATTTTTATTCCAGAATTACTTTCTTTTATTTGTTCTTCTAAACTAACAATTCTATTATTAGTAGTTGCAAATATACCTATAATTAATAAAATCATTCCTAATATTGTTCCCAAAATTATTAATATTAATTTCCAACTATGTTGACGATTATTTTTCATTTATTTTATTCCTCCTAAAATCATTATGATTATTATAATAATTATTAATATAGCTAATGTATTGATCAAAAAACTAAACATCTTTTCCCTCCAAAGCTATGTAAATTACGCCTATAACAAAGCCGATTACAAAGAACAAAATCATCTTTATAACTGTTACCCATTGTTTGGTAGCCAGATAGTATAGTAAAGAAACTGAATACAACAACAATATTATCAAGTACAATAGTGAATACTTATTTTTCAAATTTATTACCTTCTTTCTTTTTTAATTGGAATAATATTCACAGATAAATTTTGTATCACAATTTGCACAAGTAACTTCTATTCTTTCATCAGCTTCTATATCATCCAGTTCAACAATAGCATTACAAACTGGACAATTAACTTCAGCATTTACAATAGTAATTTGATTTATATTTGTGTCTTCGATTTCTACAAACGGAACAAAGTCTGGGCATCTTTTTAATGGTACAGTTATACCTCTAATAGAACAATTAATTTTTCTATCAAATAGCTGACTATCAGCATAAGCACATTTTCCTATTTCACATTTACACATTTTAACCTTCCTCCAATTTTCCAAATTCTTTTTGATATAAATCAATTTCATTTAATTCTATTAACACTTTTTTAACTTCTTCTTCGGTTATAATAACTAGTTCATTAATATCTTCATAACATTTTTCTAAAGATTTATTTGTATATCTTAAGCACGTTCCTTTAGTAGTTTTTAAAATTTTTGCTTCATACCAAACATCATAATCATAAAAGATACCTTTTTTCAAAATTTTACGATGATATGTAAATAATGATTCACATTTATCTGTATCATAAATTTTGTTATTTATAATTGCTTTCATTTCTAACCTCCATATAGTTTTTTATTTTAGTATCAAGATTAATTAATGTATTTAAAGTATTTTCAAATTTTTCACGGTCAACTATATTTTGATTTTTTAACTTAATTAAATTAACCGTTACCATGATGGAATACACAAGTAATATATCTATAATTAACAATATCAGCAACCACATATTCTCCTCCTTTATTTGATGCAATAGAACCTGATATTATATTGCATCATATATTTTATCGTTTCTCCTATATTTCATAAGGCTTAAAACTTACTTTTTCTCAACAAATAGTTTTTGTGTTTTTTTAGAGTATTTTTGATGAAAAATTTTATTAATTACTTTACTTGCTAAGCCTTGCTTTTGTAATTCAATAACCTCATATTTTAATCTTCTAATCAAATTAATTGTTTCTTTTATTTCGGTTTTATCAATCTCACATTTAATTGATATTGTTTTCTCTTTCATCTATTTCTCCTTTCTTTTTATGTTCTTTCAGTGCAATCCATTGTAATAAAATTTTAAACCCTTCTTGTTCAAGTTCATCTACCCAACGTCCGTTACATAAATCAACCCACTCCTTATTCTCTTGATATGATTTAATGCCTCTATCCTTGATATATTAATTTTTATCAAAAATCTTCTCTAGTTTATTCATAAGTATCATCTTCACGTACTAATTCAGCTAATTCTGTTAGATCAACAACGCCTTTGAACATTTGCTCTATTCTTTGTAACTTTAGTTCTCTTTTAATTAGAAATTCAACTTCTTCTTCTGATAAATTATTAATATTTTTCTTATCATGTGTAATATCTTCTTCAATTATTAATTCATAATTAGCCATCATTTCTTTTAATATTAAATCTGTAAACTCCTTTTTTTGACTTTTTCTCATATTCTTAAAACTTTCGATTAAAAAATTTTTTTCTATCATTTTTACCTCCTAAAATTTAACATTTCTTAGTTTCAATTCTTTTTCATTATTGGTTAATTTAGTATAAATCCTAGCTGTTTCAATTGAACTGTGTCCAAGTATATCTGCTAGACCTGCTATATCACTAGGATAAGTTTCTAAGTAACACCTAGCAAAATAATGTCTAAAGGCATGTGGATGTACATGCTCCTTATTGACTCGTGCCATACCAGCTAATTTTTTAAGCCTACGATAAATGGTAGAATGTGCATAAGATTTTTTAGTATCGGGATTAAATATTATTAGACCAGATTTAATCTTATGATCTCTACAATATTTTCTTAGTAGTCTTAATAAATCCAACTTAACTGATATTTCTCTTTCTTTGCCTTTGTTTCTAATAGACATAGTCTTATCTATTGCCTCAACTTTAAAGAATGATAATTCTGATATACGAATGCCTGTTTCACCCAAAATTCGTAGAATTAAATAATTATCTTCTTGACCATATTTCTTAGCTATTCTAAGCAACCGATGATAGTCTGATTTACTCAAAGAATATTCAAGTGAAAATTTCTTTTGCTGTTTGATTACATTCACACACAAGTCTTTTCTATCAACAAACTTAAAGAACTTATTTAGTATTATTAAATAACCATTAGTAGTATTAGCTAAGAACTCATCAACGGTATCTAATTTATTCTTAAATTCTTTAACAGTTTTTTTATTTAATTCTTTATCTTTTGTATATTCTATAAAAGAATTTATATTAGCTTTATATTTCTTGATGGTAGCTTCTGATTTTTCTTCATCTTCCATCCTTTCAATAAATTCTTCTAATTTTTCTTCTAAATCCATCTTTACCAACTCCCATTAAATTTTGAAATCAAACTCAGCAAGTGCAAACTCATTTCAATTTTTTTTACCGAAGGAGGCGATGAAAGAATGAAGTTAGATTAAAATACAATAAGTACAACTTGCTTTTTAAATAAAATTACTTATTATAAGAATTAATTATTTCTGTTTCTATTTCTTTTCTTAGATTGCCTACAATCGGATGTACTATGTCATAATACTTGTCATTAGATCCTTTATAATTTGGAAAAGCTATAAATAAGCCATTATTACCTTGGATTAACTTTAAATTATGAATTGCTAAGCTATCATCCAAGATAATCGTTGCAAAAGCCTTTAGATTCTCTTGATTATCAATTTTCTTCAAATTTACACTAGTTACTTTCATTTCTAATTTCTTCCCTTCTTAAATAATTCTTTACATTTTTTGAACTTGATAAAACTTTAACCTTTTCATTTAATTTTACTAAGGAAGCTTGAAGTACTTCTTTTTCTTCTTTATTTTTCTTCAATTCTTTGCGTAAATTAATAACTTCTTTAGCAAGAATGGTATTATCAGTATTTCTTTGATTAAAATCAGAAGTTAACTTTGATATATTCTCATTTAGATTAGATATCTCACTAGATAATACTTGATTATCTTCTTTTAATTTATTATTGTACTTTGTAAGTCCTCCTAAGCGAGCAGACCACTGCTTAACTGATTTTTCTTTATCTTCTATTAATACTTCTAAATTCTTATTCTTGAAAATCAAAGCATTATTTGATGCTACCAAATCTTCGTTAGATAATTTTAATTCTTCATTTTTTTTGCAAGCATGAATTAGTCTTTTTCTTAAATCAAACTCTCTTCTTTCACTTTCGTTTCTTTCTCTTTGTAAATCCTCATATTCTTTATTTCTTAAGATTTTCATATTATTTCTATTTCCTCCTCTTTATTCTCTTCTATTTTTATTAATGAGCTAATTGCCATAAGCAACCATTTATTCTCATTCTCTAGCCTTGCGTTTTCAACAGTTAAGTCTCTGTTTTGTTTAATTAGCTCTTTCTTATCATTTGTAACACTAGCCATAAATTTATCAAAAGGTATCTGTAAATAATGTTCTGTAACATATACATGATCATCCATACTAACTATTCCTCCATCTATTTTGATAGTTTCTATTTGTACCAACCTCATCAAATCTTTGATTTTTAGGATTATATTCAAGTGTTAATATTCCAGTTTGACCATTACGATTCTTGCCAATAATTACTTCTATTTCTTCAATATCCGAGTGAATACCTTTGTAGTAATTTTCATTGTGCAACATTAATACTGTAGTAGCAGACTGTTCTAATTCACCAGTATCTTTCAAATCACTAATCCTAGGTCTCTTATCCTTATCTTTTTCAGAATTTCTATTGATCTGTGCAGCTAAGAATATAGTGCAGTTATAGTCTAGTGATATTTGCCTTAGCTCTTTAACAATTGCTGTCATTTTTTCATAAAGTGATATACTCTTTTCATTTGAACCAATCAGCCCAGCATAATCAATAAATGCTAAAGTATGTCCGTTTTTACTCTCCTCAATAATTCTCTTACGAATACTAGCAATTGTTTGACTTCTGCTAATTACTTTGATATTTTTACTAGCTATTTCAGTAGCACCTGCTAATAACATTTCCTTCTGATAATCAGTAGCTGGATTATCATGATACTCAATTGGAATTTTTGTATTTATTCCAACAAGTCTTTGATAAATCTGTTTATCAGCCATTTCCATGCTAAACAAAATACAATTATAATCATTGGCTAAGTCTTCTAGTAAATTTAACAAGAACCCAGTCTTACCTGTACCAGGACGTCCGGCAATAATAACTAAATCATGCTCTTGTATGTTTGAATATTTAGCTAGTTTATTAAATCTGAATTTAATGTTTTTATTCTTAGAATTTATTAGTTTAAATATTTCATTACTTGTTAGTTTATTTGCTGAAGATTTAATTGTTAAAGCTTCAAACTTATGAATATCTGCAAGCAACTCATCTTGAGTTATTTTACTGTTTTTGAACTTATCTATCGAGCCTAGGATTAGTCTATTCACATATTTCTCAAATAAAATTTCTTGATTATACTCAAAGTCAGTTCCCATAGCATCAGTACTAATCTTGACTACCTTTGATAAGATTCTGTCTTGTGGAAATCTCTGATTAAATAAATGTTTGTATTTTTCAAACAAACCAGTTAAACTTATCGTCTTATCATCACTATACTGCCTTTTCAAAAGTTTTAAGATAAATTGATTATCGGCATCTTCAAAGTGTTCATCTGAGATGACTAGTTTTGCAACGTTATCAGGTTCTAAGATTAAACTACCAAGTATTTCTTCTTCAATTCCCAGCATTATTCTAAACTCCTGTAATAACTCCCATCAGAGGTATCAACGTCTTCCTCTTTTTCTCTTCGTTGCTTTAGTTTGTTTTTAATGTCATTAACGTTCTTTAAACCTTGCTTATCCCACTCGTAAAGTATTTTATCTGTGTATTTAATGCTATTTACTTGATTAAGAACAGTCTCATCAACTGCCAGCTTAATAATTTCTTCAGAATAATCCCAAGATTTTATGAGTTCTATTTCTGCTGGAGCTAAAGTTCTACCAAATTGCTCTTCTGTGTATTCATATACATTTACATTACCATTACCATTTACATTATCATTTACATTTACATTAGGTTTTTTATTTTGAAACCTATGGTTTTCACTTTGAAACCTATGGTTTTTATTTTCTAAACCAGTGGTTTTTTCATAATTTTCTTCTTCAATAACATTGGTTTTTCCAGCTGACTTTTCTACATTTTCACTCTTTTTTGAAGGTCTACCTCCTTTTTTACCACCGTTTCTCCTTTTAACATTAGCATCAATTTGTGGCTTAATTAATTTAAATAATAATTTAATTTCTTTAGGTAAATTAGTCTCATCTAATTCACCAGTTAAGGCATAATCTATAATTGCCTCGTAAAAGGCTAATCTACCTTTTTCTTCCATATCCTTACCGACTTCCCTGAAACTGTCATAAAATATAAAGCTTTCTTGCATTTTTGATTTATTCCTTTCTGTTTGATTATTTTTTAATTCATTGATACTAAAAATAAGGTATTGCATTTTATCTTACTTCTCCATTAAACTTAGAGAAAAGGAGGTGAACTTATGGGAAAAGTTAATATTGATTTTCAAAATCCGAACTTAATTGCTCTTGAAATGACCAAATTATTTTTTGAAAAAAATCCAAATATTTTTGAAGATGATGATAGTAATATGCTCATTTCCGGTGCATTTTTAAGACAATACTGTTTGTTTTGCGATTGTTTAAATAGTATTGCAGATAAGCCAGAAATTATATCAGATAAAGAAGATTAATTCTTCTTTCAGACTGTTGACAAATAGGTAGAATTTTTACTTATTTGTCTTTTATTTTGTA